CGGATCATCTGCTGCACCTATAACAAGGACGAGCAGGAAGGAGCGCTCGCGCTTCTGAACCTGGCCAGCCGGATCCGCATTGCACTGCTGAAAACCTGCACTGCCGGAGCGAATAACGCGTTCGTGCTGGATAAGACGGAAAAGCTGGAGTTCATGGCTTATCCGGATGACACAGCGCCTTATTATGCCGGAGAAATGATCGGCGTCTGGCACCTGCCGCCTATCAAACGGGAGGTACAGTTATGGTGAAGAAAACCACCAAAGAGAAGAAGGCCGAAGCCCTGAAACAGGAGCCCGGCTTTTTTGTTTACCTCGGACCGAGCATCCGCGGCGTGATCCAGACCGCCACGATTTTCACCGGAACCCGGGAAGAGGTAGAGGAATTCCTTGCGGGGCCGATTGAGCGGTACCCGCGCATCAAGAGACTCCTGGTCTCCGGCGAAACGCTTCCGGAAGACCGGGTCAAAGTCAAAACACCCGGAAACGGACTTTACGCCGCGTACGTGAAGCTTGTTTCCGAGCTGAATAACAAGGAGGGATAACCCATGCCGAATCATGGCGTAAACGTCAACGAAGTCGCTACCAGCCTGGCCGCTCCGACCGCTGCCGCGACGGGCATTCCTTTTATCGTTGGATGTGCCCCCATCCACTCCGCTGACAATCCGGCGGCTCTGAACAAGCCCGTGCTGATCACCAGCTGGGACGAGTTCAAGGAGAAGTTCGGATACTGCGAAGACTGGGCGGACTTCCCGCTGTGCGAAGCCGGCTACTGCCATTTCGTGGACTTCGGTCTGCAGCCCGCCGTCTTCCTCAACGTGTTCGACCCCGCAACCCATAAATCCGCGCAGACCGCCGCGGACAAGGACGTGGCCGACCACAAGGTCAACCTCGGCAACCTGGCCATCAACGACAGCGGCCTGGTCGTGAAGGACAAGTCCTCTCCCGCCCAGACGCTGGTGAAGGACACCGACTATGAGGTGTACTACAGCAACGGCGAAATGATCGTCGAACTGCTGGCCACCGGCAGCTACTTCTCCGAAGCCGCGCTGAATATCGCCTACAACAAGGCCGTGTTCACCGGCATCACCGCGACCGTCATTTCCGGCGCTGTGGAGAAGGTCGAACTGTGCATGAGCACCATCGGCGTGATTCCGGACATGATCCTGGCGCCTGGCTGGTCCTCCAACTCCGCCGTGGCGGCTGCGATGGCCACCAAGGCCGGAGCGATCAACGGTCTGTTCAAGGCCAAGGCTGTTGTGGACGTTCCTTGCGGAAGCGGCGACGCGACCGTGTACTCCGCCGTTGTGGCGAAGAAGAACGCCCTGGCGATGGTCGACAAGAACGAGATCGTCTGCTGGCCGCTGTGCAAGCTCGGTGATCATACGTATCACATGAGCACCCGGATTGCCAGCCTGATCGCGTCCGTGGACACCGAAGTCGGCGCTCCGCACTACAGCCCGAGCAACCATGCTCTCAAGGTGGATGCTCTGGTGATCGCGGACGGCACCGAAGTTCTGCTGACCAAGGCGCAGGCCGACATCCTGAACGCCGGCGGCGTAATGACCGCCCTGAACTTCATGGGCGGCTTCGTTGCCTGGGGCAACTACACCGGATGCTATCCGACCAACACCGACGTGAAGGACTGCCAGATCAGCGTCAACCGCGTCTTTGACTGGGTTGGCAACACCCTGATCAAGACCTTCTGGGGCTATCTCGATACCCCCATGACCCGTCGGCTGATCGACACCATCCTGGACACCTGCAACATCTGGCTGAACGGCCTGACCGGCGCGGGTATCATCCTGGGTGGCCGGTGCGAGATGCTGGACAGCGAGAACCCTGAGACCAACCTGATCCAGGGCATCGTGAAGCTCCACATCTATCTCACTCCGCCGTCTGCGGCGCAGGAGATCGACTTCACGCTGGAGTACGACGCGTCCTATCTGACCGCCGCGCTGACGGCTTAATGAAGGAGGTACACAGACATGCTGCATCCCGAATCCCTCATTGATTTTAAAGTCTATGAGGACAATAACGAGTACCTGGGCGTTGCCCAGGTGGGTCTCCCGGATCTTGCCTACATCACCCAGCAGATCACCGGCGCCGGTATTGCCGGCAACGTGGAAGCTGTGCTGATCGGCATGATGGACATCATGACCACGACCATGCAGTTCCGCAGCTGCACGGATGCCGCAGCGAAGCTGGCGAAGCCCATCGCTCACCAGATCGACCTGCGCGTTGCCGAGCAGTTCTGGGACAGCGCCGCCGGACAGCGGGTTGTCCAGGCGGACAAGTACGTGCTGAAAGTGATCCCGAAGAAGACCTCTGCCGGCACGATTGCCCCCGCCAGTCCTTCCGATGCGAACGGCGAATACTCCACCTACTACTATGCCGCCTATAAGAACGGCAAGAAGCTGTGGGAGATCGATCCGCACAACTACATCTGCATCATTGACGGTGTGGACTACATGAAGACCGTGCGGAAGGCCCTGGGCAAGTAATCACGCATGAAGCGCCGGGGAGACTGTTCCCCGGCGCGTTTTTTCGAATTTTGAAAGGAGACGGAGAACCATGGCAGACATTAAGAAGACAGAAACGAACAGCGAACAGGACCCCAAGGAACTGGATCTGGCCGAGCAGAAGGCCAAGGAAGAAGCGGCGAAGGATACCGCCGTCAAGTTTACGTTCAAACTCCTAACCCCTGTGGAGTACATGGAAAAAACCTATACGGAACTGGAATTTGATTTCTCCGAAATCAGCGGCGCGGACAGCCTGAGCATTGAAGCGGAACTGAACGCGATGGGCATTGTTGTGATTGCCCCGAGCTATCAGAGCCCGTACCTGCTGCGGATGTGCGCCCGGGCCTGCAAGGAGCCCGTGGACGTGGATCTCTTCAGGAAATTCAAGCTAAGGGATTACCTGGCGCTCCGGAATAAGGCGAGAAATTTTTTGATGTCCTCGGAGCAGTAGTCGGTGACGGCGGCAGCTGGGTCAGAAGGCAGTGCATGCAGCTGGCAGAAAACTGCCATACGCCTGTGAGCTTCTGGCTTCAGCTGCCGCTTTCCCAGCTGCTCCTGTGGATAAAAGATAACAACGAAATGATCAAAAGCCGACAAAAGTGAGGTGATGGCGCGTGGGCAAACAGTACGAAATGGCATTTGCCATCGGCGCGAAAGTACAGGGCAATTTCGGTTCCGCCTTCAAAAACGCGGCGAGCAGCGTCCAGAGCCTGCAATCGAGTATTGATTCACTGAACCGGCGGCAGTCGGATATTTCCAGCTACCAGAAGACGGAACAGGCGCTGGAAAGAACTAGGTCCAAACTGCAGCTGTATCAGGCGCAGTACGCAAACCTGAAAGCCGCGATAGAGCAGAACGGACAGGCTTCCGCGGCTGAACAGAATCAGCTTCTTGCGAAGGCCAAGGCTATTGATGACCTGAAGTCGAAAGAGGAACAGCTCGCCGGAAAACTGCAGAGCACAGGAAACGCCCTGCAGAAGGAAGGCGTTGATCTGAGCAATCTCGGCGCGGCCAGCTCCAGCACGGCAAATCAGATCGAAACCCTGAAGAAGAAGCAGGAGGATCTTGCGACTTCCTCGGACAACGCGCAGAGCTCGACCGAATCCCTTGCGGACAGTCTTGGCGAGATCGCGGCGGCAACCGGTGTTGTCGCCACGATGAACGCTATTAAGCAGGCTTTCGTGGAATGCGCGGAAGCCGCCATCAGTTTTGAAGCTGACATGGCTGCTGTGAAGCGCACCGTTGGCGGTGACGATGAGTATATCGACAACCTCGGCGAGAGCTTCAAGAAACTGAGCACGCAGATCCCGATAACCGCGTCCGAACTGGCGAGCATCGCATCGACCGCCGGTCAGCTGGGCATCGCCCAGGATAAAGTGGAATCCTTCTCCGTGGTCATGGCCAAACTGGCGACCACAACCGACCTGACCGCAGATGAGGCCGCTTCCATGCTGGCGCAGTTTGCCAACATTACCGGCCTGACGGATTACGAGCGCATGGGCGCTGTGGTTGCCCGTCTGGGCGACTCCACGGCAACGACCGCTTCCAAGGTCGTGCAGATGTCGCAGGGCATGGCCGCTGCGGCGAACATCGCCGGCATGAGCGCCACGGATATTATGGCAATTTCCGCGGCTGTCGGCTCCCTGGGTATCGAAGCGCAGGCCGGATCCACGTCCATGAGCCAGCTGATCACCACGCTGTACAAAGCGACGGAGACCGGCGAGAACCTTTCTGAATTCGCATCTGTCGCGGGAATGAGCGCCGAGCAGTTCAAACAGGCGTGGGCAGATGATGCGGTCAGCGCATTGAACGCCTTTGTGACCGGGCTGAACGATGTGGAACGGAACGGAAGATCCGCTATCGTGATCCTGGACGAACTGGGCATCAACAACGTCCGGCAGCAGAAGGCCATCCTCGGCCTTGCATCCGCCGGAGACCTGCTGAGCAGCACCATCTCCCAGGCGAACGCCGCGTGGGAAGAAAATACCGCGCTGGAAGAAAAAGCCGGGATCATGTACGAAACGACCCAAAGCAAGCTGACGATGCTCAGCAACGCTTTCCAGAACGTACAGATCGCCGTCGGCGATGCCTTTACCCCGGCGATCTCTGCTGTTGCAGACGCGCTGAATGGCGTCGTAGAACCTATTTCCCAGTGGATTGAGGAAAACCCAAAGCTGGTGCAGGCCATCGGAACCGCCATGGGCATCATGGGCGGGATGGTCGCCATCCTCGGCGCGTACACGGTTGCGGCAAAGATCGCCACAGCTGCCAGCGCCGCGCTGACCGCCGCTATTCCCGGTGCAAAGGCTCTCCTGGCCGTTTCCGCGGTCATTGCCCTTGTAGCCGGAGCGGCAACCCTGCTCTCCGATTCTTTCAAGGATTCGACGCAGAGCCTTGAAGATTTCGACGCGGAATTCGACACACTGAACACATCCATCACGAAGGACCAGCAGATCTACGACCTTGCACAGAACTACAAGAAACTGGCCAATGAATCCGAACGCGCAGTCGGCGTCATCAAGAATCAGGACTTCAGCGATATTGACATCACCCTCGGCGCAACGGCCGATCCGAGCGTCAACGCGGAAGACTTCATGATTAACGGAGACCTCGATGTCGATATTTCCGGTATTGCGGATGAATCGGTTCTCGCAGACGATCTGCTGCTGGACGATAACAACACCGTCGAGATCAACGGCGAAGCCGGCGCGTCTGTGGATGTGAAAGAACTGATCACCGGAACTGACGCAGAAACCGGAGCCGGATATGTCACCATCAACGGCGAAGACGGTACGCCAGTAGACGCGAACGATCTGATCACAGGCGTCAATGAGGAGACCGGACACGGAGACGCAGTTATTGACGGCGTTCCTGGCAAAGAAGTTAACACGAATGAACTCTGGTCAGGAGACGGAACTGCAACGATTACCGGCGTTCCGTCAGAAAACAAGGTCGACGCCGATTCTCTGGTCAACAATTACGGCATCAAGCTTCACGGTACTCCAGACAGCAATCTGATCCTGGACGCCAACGTGCTGGTCAACAACGAGACACCTGTATCGATCCATGCCCAGTGGGACAACATGGAAGCCATGCAGGCGGATGTGGACAAACTGAAGGCTGACGCGCTGCAGGCCAAGACAGATCTGAAGGAAGCCAAGACTGCTATGGCAGATCTGGAAGAGCGTCAGG